TAACAATATTGTTGATCCAGTAACAGCGGCAAATGGACCTACAGTAGAAGGTGGTACTATAACACAGACAAGTGCTCCAGCTAATCAAACTATTACCAGCGGCGGTTCAAGCTCAGCAGGTCCCACCACTGAACAACAAACAAGATACAATGCGTGGAATAATGGATCGCAATCACCTAATAACTATTTGTATATCGAACAAGTTGGCGGCGACTATAATACAGTTAACATAACACAGTCCGGAACAAAGAATACCATGTACCTCGGAGTTAGCGGTAGTTCAAATACTGTCAATGCTACACAGACTGGTCAAAACTATTTGAATGCTCTAGTCCAAGGAAACACAAATTCTGTTACTTCCTTACAAACTAATACTGCCGGATCAAACTATCAAGAAACAAAAATAATGACGGGTAACAATAATACAATACAGGTATCACAAAAAGATAACGGTAATAACTTAATGTTTAATACTGTCACGGGCAACAGCAATACCATTACAGCAGTACAAGAAGGTGGCGGAAATCATTACTTAGAAAATAAACTAACGGGCAACGGAAACACTGTACTTGCCAATCAACTTGGATCTACGGGCAACAAGGCCAATATTGACTTAACCAATGCCGGCGGTGCAGCCAGTATTGATCTACAGCAAAGTGGTGGCAAAAGTTTTACATTAATACAAGGGTGTACAAACCCAGCAGGCTGTACCACCGTTATACGCCAATAATAAATACCAGATGAAAATCTTAGGAATTAATGCGTTAAATCACGACGCTAGTGTTGCCGTATTTGAAGATACAAAATTAGTATTCCACGGAAGAAGTGGAGACGAGTATCTAAACGAAGAATTATTGTATAATGCGCTAGGATCAGTCCAACCAGATTTAATTGCTTGGTACGAACGTCCTTGGCTTAAAAAGTCTAGACAGCTATTCGCCGGGCAGTTTAAAGAAGCATTTGATACACGTACTATACCTAGTGTATATCTCAAACGATTTAACTTAGATCGTGTTCCTATTAAGTATGTACCACATCATCTTAGCCATGCTGCCGGGGCTGTCTATCAAAGTTCTTTCAAATCAACAGCCATAGTTGTAGCAGACGCTATAGGCGAATGGGAAACTGTAAGTGTTTGGAACTACGATGGCAATTTTAAAAAATTATATTCCAGGTCCTATCCACATAGTCTAGGTCTTTTCTACTCAGCATTCACAGAACTTATAGGCCTGATGCCTGCCAAAGACGAAAATAAGTTTATGGAATTAAGTAAGAGTGGTGTTTGGGAAAATCAATATCTACGTGTTATGTCCTACTTAACTAAAAATCTACATAAAGGAATTTGGGACTGGGATGTACAAGAAAATGAACGAGCAGACATAGCCGCCGCTGTCCAAAAAGTATTCGAAGAACAATTACAACAGTTTCTAAACATCGCCAGAGTTGAAAACAATAACATCGTGTTTACAGGCGGGTGCGCCTATAACAAACTATCTCATAGACTACTTGCCAAAACATTTAAAGAATGGCATGTGCCAAAATATCCCGGAGATGCCGGGTCTAGCATAGGAGCGGCCTCCTATATATTAAATACGTTTTTAAGGAGCCACTTATGCGAAAATTAGCAGTGGCGTTCCTATTTGGCCTAAACACCCTTGTAGCCTACGCCCAAGTAATCACAGTACAAAAACCAGTAATCTGTTCCGATCCAAAAACAGTCGTTGAAAATGTTTCAAGGGACTATCAAGAAGTACCGGCATGGGCTGGCAAGGATGAACTAAGTAAATACGTCTTAACTTTAAACACGAAAACAGGATCATGGACGATCATACAGTACAATGATAAACTTGCCTGCGTACTGGGCACAGGTGATAATGGCAAGGTAATTATTCTGGGTAAGCCTGCATAAATACTTGTCAGGAGGACACAACCATGAAACAGAAAAAGCTAATTGCTAAACTGTACAGGGCTTGCGTCGACCACGATGCCGAGAAACAATACGAACTTCGTTTGAAAGAGTTCGCCAAAATCTTGAAACACAAGGCCGAAGGCAAACCATTTACACACAAATGGACATTGGTTCGAATTTAATACACATTGTAACACTATTGTAATCGATTAAGCGGTAAATATTCTATATGAAGACATACCGCTCAATCTTTGTTAGTGATGTGCATCTCGGAACCAAAGATTGTCAAGCGGATAAATTAAACAACTTTCTCAAACATAACACCTGCGATACATTGTATCTAGTAGGTGACATCATAGACGCTTGGCGCATACAACAAAACAAATGGCGATGGAAACAAAGCCACACTAACGTAGTACGCAGAGTACTAGGACACGCCAAGCGAGGCACCCGTGTTGTTTATGTAGCAGGCAACCATGACGAATTTCTAAGACCAATGATACCCTATGGTTTCAGTTTCGGTCTAGTGGAAATACACAATCAAATAGAACACATAGGTGCCGACGGCAAACACTATTTGGTAGTACACGGAGATCTATTTGACGGTATTACTCGACTGGCGCCGTGGATAGCATTCCTAGGAGACAAAGCATATGACATTGTTCTTACACTCAACAATAAGTTTAATTGGATTCGTCGCCGCATGGGTTTTGGGTACTTTAGCCTTAGCAAGTATCTTAAGTACAAGGTTAAAAAAGCAGTAGACTTTGTATTCAAGTTTGAAGAGAATCTAGCAGGCTACTGTAGGAAGCGTGGCTTCGATGGTGTGATATGTGGACACATACACCATGCCGAAATTAAAGACATAGATGGTGTGACGTATATGAATGACGGTGACTGGGTAGAAAGCTGTACAGCCTTAGTAGAACACCACGATGGCAAGTGGGAGATAATTACATGGACTAAGGAGAAGGATGATGTGGTTACTGATCCTAATAGCAGTACACGTGAACGATCCAACGGATCAACCGGGAAGAGTAGAGCTCGTGTTTCACGATCAAAAGACTTGCGAGCAAGTCCTAAGCACGATCAAGTGGCAACTGAAGTTTAAAAGTTTTAAGGTAGAAGGTCGATGTCTAAAACAATCTTAATCGTTACAGATAACTTACCGGAGCAGATCAATGGCGTGGTTACAACCTACAAAAATATTGAGGCGTATGCGATTCGGGACAACTATCGTGTTGTATATATTGATCCCGGGAGGTTCCGCTATGTTGATTGCCCTGGCTACAACGAAGTCAAGATTGCCTTTCCCTGGAAAGTGGGCCAGATACTTGAGGAGATCAATCCGGATCATATCCACATCGCCACAGAGGGTCCTGTGGGTTTGTGTGTTAGACAATATCTTGACAAACACAATTATCGCTACAATACTGCTTATCATACTAAGTTTCCAGAAGGAATTAGAAAGCTGTTTGGTGTACCTGAAGCCCTTACTTGGCCTTTAGTACGCTGGTTTCACAAACACTCGGGCAAGGTATTAACTACTACGGATAGCATGGTAGAAGAATTACAAGCACACGGGTTTGACGGGGAACTTGTTTCTTGGACTCGCGGTGTTGATCGCGATATTTTTACTCCTGAACTTAGAAAAGAACTACCTAACAAGAGTAAGTATTTGCTATGTGTTAGTCGTGTTAGTAAAGAAAAGAATCTTGAAGCTTTTTTAGAATTGGATTATCCTAATTATCAAAAAATCATGGTGGGTGATGGTCCCATGCTTGAGACCTACAAAAAACAGTATCCAGATGTTACATTTACTGGATTCAAAACTGGTGTAGATCTAGCACGATACTATGCTAATGCTGAAGTATTTGTATTCCCTAGCAAATGGGAAACATTCGGTATTGTTATGATTGAAGCAATGGCCTGCGGAACTCCAGTAGCGGCGTATGACTGCCAGGGACCCAAAGATGTTATCGATCAAGGCATTACAGGATTTATGGTTAGAGAAGACGAAGGATTAAAAGTTGCTGTCGATAAGTGCTTAACGATTGATAGACGCGACGTACATAGGGTAAGCCATCGATGGTCATGGCAACGTGCTTGGGAAATTTTCCGTAATAATTTAGTTACAGTTAAATAATTGTAATAGTAACACTCGCCGGGCTGACGGCGTATAATAGGATAAGTAGTCAGCAGTAGGGCCTAGGCCCTATTTTTATCTTTCCTAGATTTGCTATCTCCGTTAAAATAATGTATAATTACTGATAACCGCGGGGACTTATATGGACGAACGATTAGAAAAAGCACTTGAGTTTGCTAACTACAGACAAACTTTGGCATTGGAAAAGAAACGCCTAAAAGAAAAAATGAAAGCTGGACTTACTTTTGCCCAGAATGGTGGTATCTTTTTTATTGACAGAAACTTTTTGGGATTTCTAAATTTTATTTCCCAAGACGAGGAAACAGAATCAGCCATCGTATTAGATGAACGCCAGGTACCCATCTTAATAACAGATCTAGAACAGTTTAAACGGATGGCTATTCAAAAGTATTTTGAAGTCACTAACCAATACTATGTAGACTTTGAAGCCCTAAAAAAGAAAAGAACAGTCAAGGACATCGTCGAGCTATGAATCGAGGTTGCTTGATATTTGCTCACGATGGAGAAGTAGACTACGGTTCTCAAGCAGTACTAGCATCCAAGCTAGTTAAAAAACATCTCGGTGTTCCTGTTTGCCTTGTTACAGACAAGGACACACTAATCAGCATCGGCGATAAGTTTAGAGACATGCCGTTTGATGATTTGATCATAATTGAGAAACCAATAACTAAGAATACAAGGAAACTGGCACGACCAGATGGGACTCACGAGACTGTAAGTTTTATCAACAGCAATCGTACATCTGCGTATGACCTTACTCCTTATGATAGGACTCTGGTCATTGACACAGACTTTTTAGTATTCAGCAATGAGCTAGGAAACTACTGGGATAGCCAATATGATTTTTTGATCATACCTGGAATGAAAGAACTACAAGAAGAATTAATTATCCCCGGCGATCATAAAGTAAGTGAAACTACAGTATCTTTAATGTGGGCCACTAATATCATGTTTAGTAAGACTCCTGAGACGAAGCTGTTGTTTGAACTAGTTGACTACATAAGAGAAGACTACGATTACTATTCCTACCTATATGAATTTTTAAATCATCAATACAGGAATGATTACGCATTTTCTATTGCCTGTCATATCATGAGCGGTTACGGAACTGACACATGGCATGGTAAATTGCCCATGCCTTTACATTTTATTGACAGTGATGAGATTATCAAAGTCACTGATCAGGGCCAGATTAATTTCTTAGTACCCACAAAGAAGGGTCCTATCATGACACGATGCCAAGGACAAGACGTACACATTATGAACAAGCGTAGTATATTAAAAAACTTAGATAAACTACTGGAGTTAACATGAGTCGAGGCTACCTACTATTTGCCATAAACACAGACAATGTTGACTATGTTAAATTAGCCTACGCCTGTGCCCTTAGTATTAAAATATCTCAACCGGATGGATTTAATAGTGTTGCGTTAGTAACACACAGCGCAGAGGAAATTAAATCACAGTACCCTGTATTTGATCATGTTATAGAGTACACAGGCCCAACTGGCATGGACGGTCGTTCTAGAGGATATGACTACAGTCCTTATGAAGAAACAATCATGCTAGATTCCGATATGCTACTGTTAAGTGCTGTTGATCATCATTGGGATATTATGAAAGACAGAGATCTGTTTATATCTACTTGTCCAAAGACCTATAGAGGAGATAGATTTAAATATGGATTCTATAGAGAAGTGTTCGAAGAACATCAACTACCCGATGTCTACAGCGCATGGACCTATTTTAAAAAATCTCCCACAGCAGAAGAATTTTTCGATACAGTTAAACTAATAACTGACGAGCCTGAGAACTTTATAAAAATCATGTTACCATATAGTTCTCAAAAAACTCTTCCTACAGATGACGCATTTGCTCTAGCGTTGATCATGTTAGACTTAGAAAGTTCAGCAATATGTGAGCACTGGGATTTCCCCAGCATCACACATATGAAAGCTAGGTCTCAAGGTTGGCATACTCAAAATAACGAGTGGACTGACAAGATTAGATTTACCATGGACGAAGACGCATCTGTAAAAATTGGAGTTTGGCATCAGCAAGGTATATTACACTATGTCAATAAAAATTTAATCACTGGTAGCATTATAAAAATATTAGAGGAAGTATATGGAAACTGATTGTTTTGTATTGTACGACACCCGAGATTTATCGATAGTATCGATAGCTAGAAATCCGTTTGAAGATTGTAGTCCGGAACATAAATCACATAAAATAAAAACAAAGATGCTTGCTAACGTGATGAAAGCATCGGGGCTAGACGACGAAGGAGACTATCTTAAATTTGTATCCAATTTGTGGAAGTTAGGAACTGCTAGAAATATTGCCCTAGCTGAAATACTTCCTGTAATTGAAAGGCCAGCCGAAGAAGATGGTGTAGTACAGGACCTTAATTATCGTAGCGTGTTTTTTAAGCATTTTAAAACTACGTTTACACAAGAAGAAAGTTCTATAAGAATGACTATGGATCTAAGTGACCCAGAACTTAATAGTCAATTTTCGATGTCTGTAACAGAGAATAACGGTCCAAGTACGTTCTACATCAGCAAGTACGGCAGTCCGGGAAAGCTGTTATCTTCTCACAAAGTTAACATAAATGATTTTAAAAATAAAAAAGAAATTACTATATCAAAGATAGTAAAAGACGAAAGGATAAGCATATGGGCGGCAAGAAATTATTAAACGTAGCCGAGCTTGATTGCATCTTTATCAGCTACGATGAACCAAACGCTGAGAGCAATTGGGCCGACTTATTAAATCATTGTATGTGGGCCAAGCGGGTACACGGAGTTAAAGGCAGTGATGCTGCACATAAAGAAGCTGCCAGGCAAAGTGACACAGAATGGTTTGTCACTGTGGATGGCGATAATCTAGTTGATCCTAATTTCTTTGGACAAGAGATTGAAGTAGCTGACAACATCTGTGCTATGACTTGGCCTGCGTTGAATTCTGTCAACGGACTTCGATACGGTAATGGTAGTCTTAAGATTTGGAAGAAAGATTATGTGCTAAACATTCGCACACACGAAGCCGCTGACAAAGATTCAAGCCAAGTCGATTTCTGTTGGGAAAAGAATTATAAAGCATTGTTTAAGTGTTATAGCACTAGCGTTATTGATGCTAGTCCCTTTCAAGCATGGCGAGCAGGATTCCGTGAAGGCGTCAAAATGAATCTAGTTAACGGAGTTCTACCAAAAGAAAATAGTCCATCAACAATGTTCTGGCACAACTTACAAAGACTTAAAGTTTGGATGAGTGTTGGGGCACACAAAGAAAACGGCCTGTGGGCAATCCTCGGAGCAAGACAGGGATGCTATATGACTAACTGTACAGATTGGGATTATGTTAATGTGCGCGACTTTGACTTTTTAAAAGAGCTATGGAAATCAGTAGAAGCTACACACGTTGGAACATCAGTTGAATATTTTGGAAATCTTTTAAAAGAAAAGTTCTTCCTAGATATTCCTCTACTGGATAGGACCACTAGTGAATTTGTTTACGGAGTTATAGACGATCAATATAGACAAATGACCGCACAGGCAGAGCATGTTTGATATCATTTTTATATCTTATCAAGAACCAAACGCTGAAGAAAATTGGCAGAATTTAAAGTCTAGATTTCCTTACCCTTTTACAAAAAGAGTTCACGGAGTAAAAGGCATACACAACGCACATATCGCCGCTGCCAAAAAAGCTAAGACTAAAATGTTTTGGGTAGTTGACGGAGATTCTGTTGTAGATGATAGTTTTAGTTTCCAAGATCCAAATGGATTATGGGACCAGTCAGTATATGTGTACAGGGCAGTTAATCCTATCAACGGATTAAGCTACGGATATGGTGGTATAAAATTATTGCCTACTGATGCTACTATTGCTATGTCAGTTGATTCGGTAGATATGACAACTTCTATAAGCCCGCATTTTACTGCGGTTAATACTGTTGCCAGTTCAACAAACTTTAATACCGACCCCTTCAACACATGGAAATCTGCTTTTAGAGAATGTGTTAAACTCAGCAGTAACGTAATCGAAGATAGCCACGAAAACATAGAAAGGCTAGATGTTTGGTGTAATGTTGCCGACGCAGTCTACGGAGAATATGCTATTAGTGGGGCAATAGAAGGTCGACAGTACGGAGAACAAAATCGAGGCAATCTCGATGCCTTAAAGAAAATTAACAACTTTGCTTGGCTACAAGAAAGATTTACAAACTATCCGGATTAGAATGGAACAGCAAACAACCCTTAGCCGCTGGTAGATCTCTTCTAAACATAACATTACCTTTATACACAACTTCTAATGCTGTATAAAAATTCTGATCAGGGTGAAGAAAATAAGTTTCAATGACAGTATAAAAATCAGCCACTAGATAATTAAATTCTTTTCGTAGAACTTCATCATTGTTCCTATAGAAGATAGCTGTAAAATTTAAGTCAGTAACGCTGTCCATTGGGTTCTCGCTTGTTCTAATATGCTGGCAGAATCAAATGACAGGGATACCCCATGATCAGATTGATTCATAGCACCAAATTCAGTTAATAAAAATTCAAGTTCTTCTAGGTATTTTGGAATCGCATCTTCAATTGCCGTATTGAAAGGATGAGTTGGAGGACCAAAATACATACACTCGTCATCTAGGTAGTAATTTCTATGAGCAGGAAGCCTAGACGGAAATGGATGCCCTAGTTCTTTTAATGCTTCAAACACTTTGGTATTGGCATTGACTATATTCGTTATCAAC